GACTTGCGCTTGCACGGCTTTATCGACCTGACGGCTTTGCAGGTAGTTGCCCGCGAGGTTCGCCGCCGTGCGCACCGCATCCGCTTTCGACCCGATGCCGAGCAGGTTCTTCCACCAGGAACTCGTTCCGGCTGGCGCGGCCACACTGGGCGTGGCGCTCACGCCGACATCCGTGGCGACGGTGCCGACGCCGGGAGTCGTCAATCCAGTGATGGTCGATGGTGCCAGAGCCGCCGCACCACCCGTGGCCGCCGCGGCCCCGCCTTCAGCCGCGAGCGATGCCGGAACCGCCGCGCTCGTCGTGGCCGCACCGTAACCGCCAGCCAGCGGTCCATAGGTTGATGTGGCCGCAGGCGCACCCGCAGCCCCACCGAGCGCCCCCGCCGCACCGACACCACCCACAGCCCCGGCAAGGCCCAACTGCAGCCACGTCTCCCACTTGTTCCAGAGCCCGGAGTTCTTATCGAACCCCGCATTCCCGCCGCTCCACGACGGGTGGTAATCCTTCAGGGCGCTCAGCGTCGTCGGCGGCAGTGTCGCCCCCGACACGATGTTGTAGCCCTCCTGCAGTTCCGGATGCTGCTTCAGGTAATCAGGATGCGCGAGCGCATACCCCACCGGAGCGGGCACGGCCCCGCCGTTCGCCTGCACATAGGCCCGCAGTTGCTGCTGCCACTGCGCGAACGCGCTCTGGTCCGCGGCTGAGAGTTGCGAGGGGTCGAAGGTCTTTGCCATAAGCCGTTACCAATGAAAGCGCGAGAGCACCATCCACACCGCAAACGTCCAGCGCAGGAGACGCATCAGTTATCCAACCGTGCGATCAGGCCGGATTGGAACGTCGCGCCCCCATCGTCGCCGTAAAACGTCACCGTGCCGTCTCCGCTAAGGATTAATCCCACAAAGACACCGTTAAACCACATTGCGATCCATCACCACCGTTGTCGCCGAAGAAGGTGCTACGTGTTCCGCCAGCCCCACTTTCGTTCCAACTTATATAGTGATAGCCCAACCCTGGAGCGCCCTCGTATACAGAAGAAATTGGAGTATTGATTCCAATGTTGTCAGCCGTGAAGGCTTGGGATCTAAGACCAGAAAATGTTGTAGTGCTGTCAACGCCCACACCGACTTTTGCTGTGCTTGTGTTATTGCCCCCAATTTGCACCACTGAAATTAGCGTGGCCCGAATCATGTTTACGCCGGAACCATCGACATATTCGACTTTGTTCCCACTTGCGCCATTCGCTTGCCGAACAGTATTCGTCCCATACGCCCAGTTGTCGGTCGTGTCGATGACTTTCATTGGGCGCTGAACTTGGTTATAGGTATTCCAGACGAACCGCTTGCCGCCGACCTGTGTCGTGCCGGTGATGCCGCCGCTGTCTTCCGTCGTCGTCGTGCCGGTCGTGCGGATCGTGCCCACCCATCGATAGGTCGTCGTCCCGCTCTTGACGTAGACACCGTCCTGCAAGGCCAGCGAATCCGTGCGCGTGGTATCACTCGCCCATGCCGCCGAGAGCACCAGTTGCGGCGTCCCGGCGTTGTAGTCGCAGAACACGTCGTAGTTCTTGCCACTCGTCAGACCCGAGAGCGCCAGCGAGATTTCCGAAAAGGTCAGCACCACCCAGACTGAGCCGGTATAGAGCGCGATCTGGTTCCCGTTGTAGGGCGTGAAGTAGAGCGTCGCTTGCGCCGTGCGGTCGGTGGTGCTGACCGGCACGCCCGTTTCTGTTGTCAGCCGCCCATTGACGATGCCGCCATGCACCCGCAACGGCGACACGTAATCCGTGCCTTCGGTCGCTGCGGAGAGGGTGCCCGTGGCCGCCTTGACGACCGTCGCCGTGAGACTGCTGACCGTGATGTCAGCGGAGCCGTTGCCCTGGATCGCCTTCCCACTGGTCAGCGTGCCGGTATTCGTGACCGTGCCCGTGCCCGACGTGGGTCCATTCGGACTGCCAAAGAGACATACCGCAGGATTCGCAGACGCTTCGAGCGCCACGGCGAAGTCACCTTCCTGCTGCGGCGAGCTATGCGGTGTGCCTTGTCCCGCCACCGTATGCGACTTGATGAATTGGCCCCGTGTCGCGGCGGTATTCAGCGTGATCTGGGGACACCATCCGCCGACCGCCACCATCCCGAGCGCGTTGTTCGCGATGCCGTTCGGCTCGAGCACCACACCGACTTCGGCGGTGGAGATCCCGCTGGTCGTGGTCGTCGTGAAACTGCTATCCGTGGTCGTATCGACAATCACCACGGCGCCGTAAGCCACCGACCCGCCGGACTTGTTCGTCAGGAGGACTTGTGTCGTGCGATTCAGAGCCGTATTCGGCATTTAGAGCGTCGCCTCCACGTATTGGAACGTCAGCACATGCCCTGCCGTGGGAGCGGTCGTAAACACCACGGAATCGCGTGTGCTTGCCAAGCTGAACAGCGTTGGGTCTACGATAAGCCCTGCATCGCTGATTGCCGTCACATATTCCGCAAGATCCGGCAAGAAAAACGTCGTCGTGGACCCATCTCCGAGCAACCGATCCACGCCGATGACCGTCCCGGCGCCCGTGCTCGACGCCGCAATCGTGACGCTGGCCGCACCGTTCGTGATGGTGATGCCGGTGCCTGCCGTCAATGTTCCGAGCGTGACTGAACCGTCCGAGCTTTTCCCGATTGGGACTTGTCCATCCGTCGCGGCCACCACTTTGATGTCGGCCCCGCCGTTGCCGACCACAAGTTCATTCGCCGTCAGGGCGCCGGCATGCGTGACGGTGCCCGTGGCGGCAATCGCCACATCCTGCGCGAAACTCAGACGACCCTTGGCGTCAACGGTGAACTGCCCCACGTGCGTGCTGTCGCCATAGGTGCCAGGAGTCACGCCGGTCGTGGACAGCGTCGTCACGTTGCCATCGAACGGCGCCGTGATGTCGCCACTCAGCGCGGCTCGAGAGACGGAGGCTTGTCCTGCGACGGCGAGGTTCCAAACGTTGGAATTGCTGTTCGTGACGACACGCGCGTTGGGGAGGTCACCATTCGCCACACCGACGAGGTATTCCGCGTTAGCCGGCGCGTTCCCGCCTCCACTCCCGCCCCCGAACAACTGGGCGAAATACATCACCCACGGAACGGTCCAATTGCCCTCTTTGGTCAGCGGCGCGTTGTTAAGCGGTGGATAGTCTGTCGGCATCAGTTATCCCCACCCTCTGCGTCGAAGTAGGCGCCCACCAGATTCCAGAGGACAGGGTCTGTGCAGGAGACCTCGAAGACCCAGTCCCGTCCTTGCCCCCACTGCCACGCGTTGATGCGGTTGAAGAACTCGCCCACCCTGCCGGCCGTCAGGCGCCGTTCATTGCCCCACGTAAACCCGCCGTCCTTGCTGGCGCGAATCATCACCAGCGGATCGGGCGTATCGGCGGTTCCAACTCCTGGCTGCATGTCCACCGCGAAGAGGTTGATACGGACCCTGGTCTGGAGGCCGCCCTTCTCGTTCCAGACAATCGGCGCGCGACGGAGTCTCCTGCGGACCACTTCGCGGGTCCGGAAGACCGGTTCCGGCGGCGGCGGCGGCGGGACCACGGCCTCGCCAATCGCGAACCAGAGCACCTCGCAGGCGGTCCCACCGACGGAGTCCCACGTCATCGTAAACGTGCCCGCGTCGTCGTCCAGGTCCGTCAGACTCGCCACCGAGTTGAACGTGGTCGAGGCGCCATTCGGCGTGGCGAACCGGACCATCGAATCATCGGAGATATAGCGCGCGCCAAAGGCCGGCCCGACGTTCCCGTTCGTCTTCTCTCCCGCCCAGAACCCGCCCTGACTCGCAATGCTCGAGGCCCATCCCATCGAGAACTGCCCAATGGGAGATTGCGTCGAGGAACTCGCCGCATAGCCCGTGCTCAGCGTGAGCAGCCATTTAATCGCAAAGCCCACCGTGATGGTCTGACTACCTGTGGCCAGCGGTTGCGTGAACGATCCGGCGGCGGTCTGGATCAAGTCACCCGAGATCGCAATCGGCTGAGAGACCGCGGCGCTGGGATTCGCAATCGTGAAGGTCGTATCGGCCCATGCCGAGACCGTCGGGCGGCTGCTCTGGGTGCCCGCCCCGCCGTCCAGATCGACCGTCCAGCCGTCTGTCCGCTGGGCGCTCCAGTTGTTGCCCTGACTCACCACATACAACGCATCGGTCCCGTAGACCCCGTCGCGCGTGGCAAAGCCCCATGGGATATTCTGCCCGCCCGTGCCGGTCGCAATCGATCCAGAGGAGCCTGGAACCGGCACGTTCAGCGCGAGTAAGCCCTGCGGCTTGGAGGGCGTCGTATACGTCCCGCTGGTGTAGTTCGTGAACGTAAAGTCGATGTCATCCCCACCGAACACCGTCACCAGCAGGGAATCGCCCGTGCGGTTGTTCGTGCTGTAGAGGATGTCGAACTCCCCCGACCGAATCGCAGAGATCTTGGCTGAGCGTTCGACGTGGACGGTGCCAAAGTTGTCCGTCCATTGGTCGATGATCGACGCATCTCCACCGGATTCCGACGTGCCAGACGGCTTGAAGTTGAAGATGGAGTAGCAATCCGCGACAGTGCGGGCTGAGCGCACGCTACCAGTATCCACGCCGCGAAAGTCGGCATACCACGGGAACGCCACGTTGCCAGCGGTGAGGGTATTTATCGCCGCGTAGCCGCTCTGGAAGATGAACAGCTTCCCGATGAACGATCCCCCGCCATCGGCCACACCCGTCACGGTCTGGGTGCCGGTGCCGGAACGCGCCGCAAAGGACAGGACGCACGATCTCATGCGGTCCCGCCTTCGGCGTCGAGATACGCTCCCACCACGTTCCACAAGACCGGATCGGTGCAGCTAATCTCAAAGACCCACTGCCGTCCGCTACCCCACTGCCATGCATTCAGCCGCTGGACATACCGCCCGACACGGCCTGCGGAAAGTTGCCGCTCGCTGCCCCACGTTCGACCACCGTCACGCGAGGCGCGCACCATCACCATCGGGTCAGGAGAGCCACTGGTCCCAACTCCCGGCTGCACATCGACGGCAAACAGGTTGACCCGCACGCGGGTCTGGATGCCCTTGTCTTCCTTCCAGACAATGGGCGCTCTCCGGAGCCGTCTGCGGACCACATCGCGCAGGTGATAGACCGGCGACGGTGTCGGAGGCGCGGCGATTGTTGTGAAGCTCCAGAGCGGGCCAGATGTCGAGCCGCTGTCGTTGGTCGCCGTGATACGCCAGTAGTAGGTGCGCCCATTGATCAGCAGCGAGGGGAACGTATAGGTCGTCCCGGCCTGCCCCGTCGAAACGGTTGGCGGCGAGATCGTGAACCCGAACGCCACATCGTAGGTGTCGGTGTTCCCGCCTGTCACCCACGTCATATCCGTGTCGATGGCGACATCGATGGCCCCATCGGCAGGACTGGGCGTAGTCGGCGCTCCTGGCAGCGTGGTTGGCGGCGCAGACCCGAATCGCGCGCCGATGTCATCGCCGTCCGTCGCGGCGTTGTGATACGGCGAGGTCACCTGCAGTTCGTAGTCGTTCGCGGCGCTGTCCGTGAACTCCACGTCGGCCTCAGTGGCCGGGAAGAAGTTGTCAGCCGGATAGCTCGACTCAAATGCTCCCAGAATCAGGACGTTCTTGAGCATCGAATAGGGGATAGCAAAAGCCGTCAGCGCCGCGGTGCCGAGATTGCCCAACGTGTCGAATATCGCGAGCCCGTTGTCGTAAAAGATATTGTTCGTCAGCGTGAAGTTCGTGTTGGGCGCATCCACGAAGTAGATCGAGACGGTCCCGCTGTTAATCACCGTGTTGTGGTCGATGGTGATGGCGTTTCCGCTGTGAATCTGCGCGAAATGCCCCGCCCCGGTCCACGTCCCGCCGTTGATGTCATACGCCACGTTGTCGCGAATGACGAGGTTATTCATCGTCACCGAACCAATACCCGACCGATCATCTTTCCCGAGTATGTTGAACAGCGAACCGGAATGCGTAATCGTGTTGTTCGTGCAGGTGACGTTCTGGATGGTCGCCCAGTTGTTATCGCCTTCTTCGTTTCTGACCGTGAAGACGAGCGCATAGCCGCTCTGCCCTTCGCCGCCCCAGTTATAGGAGAAGTCGTTCGTGTCAATCAGGACGTTGACGCCGGTCTTGAGTTCCAGCAGGTTCTTGATGTTGTAGCCCGCCCCGCGCCATGCCTCCAGCTTCGTCACGGTGTTGTTCGTGAACGTGATGTCGGTCGGCAACAGGTCGGGAATCTGTATCGTGGCCCCGCCGACAAGGAAGTTCTCAGTCGTGGCTTCCAGGTAGCAGTTGTCAATCGTCCACGGTCCCGGACCGTTCCAGCCGGCAATCGCCTGCGCGTCCTGTCCCGTCTTCTTGATGTCGCTGATGTAGCAGTTCTTGATGGTCGTCGTCGCGGACTGCAGCGAAATGCCGCGCTTCTGGCCGTAGGTCGCATCCCCGTGGATGTAACAGCGGTCCACGACGAGATTAGACGGCACGGATGCGAGGGTGTTCTGGGCGCTCGAGCCATCCCCCAGCGTCAGGATGTCGTTGTCTCCCGTAGGCGTGGCGAGCAACTCAAGGCCGAGCAGCGTCCAGTTCTGGCACGCGGCCACCGTCGCGAACGCAGGGCCGCCACCGGACGCCGGTTGAATCTTGGCGAACGCAGCCGCCGTCGCTGGCGTGACACGCACGCCCGGAGACGGCAAACTGCCGCCGGATTGAATGATGATGGCCGCCCCGCTGTGAATCGGCAGGTAGTAATTGCCAGTGAACGTCGCGGAGGCGTCGAGTTCCAGAATATCCCCGCCCGCCGCGGCGTTGATTGCGGCTTGCAGATCATCGCCAGCGTGGACGAGGATGGTCGCCACTTACCCCGCGCCCATCTGGACGAGCGTCGTCGTCGCGAGGTTGTAATCCTGCACGTAGACCGCTCCGCTTTCGCGGTCTCCCACCAGATGCTGGCCGAAACAGAACGTGTGGCAGCGGACCACGTCGGGAATCGTCACCAGTGCGACGGGATCCCAGAGGTCACGGGAGTGCCACTGCTGCGTGGCCGCGTCGTAGGTGTAGGTTGTGTCGAGGTCGGGCACCAAGAGGCTGTAGAAGGTATGCCCATTCTCTTGGTATCCCCATCCGAGCGTGTCCGCGAGCCGGTTGGACTGGCTTAAGCGGTATTCAATCGCATGGGTGGAGATGCGCGTCGGGGCTGAACCCACACCCGTGCCGCGGTAGACGATCCCGTCGCCCTGATCATTGCCACCGAGCCAGAAGGCGGCGTTGTCGCCCACCCAGAAGGAGAACGGCGCCCGCGTCCCCACTTGCATGAGCGAACCAGGGATCGGCGCGAAGATGCTCGAGCCGCCGATGTCGGCCCATACGACGCCCGTCTTGGAGCCGAGGAGCCACAACTGGCCGTAGACCGGGAACATACTCAGGATGAAGTCGGAACTCTGCGAGAGTTGCGCGACATCCAGACCGCTCCACGTCGTCCCGTCCTCCAGCGAACTCCAGAAGAAGGTGTTGCTCAGCGCCTCCAGCGCGAGGAAATAGCCATCAATAAAACAGCCCATTGAGCAGGGATTCGGGAAGTTCGGGTCTGTGATCGGCGTCAGCGTCCCGGCGATGAGGTCAAAGGTATAGCCCAACCCGCCAGACGTGATAAACAACTGGTGCCCAGCAGACCCGTTGCTGCAGATCGTGGCCGGCCGTCCATCGAGCGCCACCGCGCCGATCAGCGAGGTCGTATGATTGCTATGCACTTCGTAGAACCCGCGCGCACCCACCGCGAAGCAGCGCCCATCCTGCGAGAACAAGGCCCGCACGGGACCATCATTCAGGACGACGAACGGCTCGAGACCCGGCACTGGCGCTAACCACGCAGGTGCCTTGCCCGTTCCTGGAGCGGACAACTCCAGAAACCAGTTCCGAGTCTCCTCGCTGTCCACGGAGGGACTCGCGAGCGCATTGGTTGGCCCAATGAAGCCGGGATAGAGACTCACGCGCGGTCAGATCTGATAGAGCGCAACCATGAGTGTGGCCGTCGTCGTCGTGGAGTTCACGCGCTTGACCGCGATCGGGAGAATCTCGCCGGCGACAGCGGTGAAGTTCGACGTGGTGTCGTCCTGCCACACCGCGACGACGATCCCTGCCCCACCGACGTAGACCGCATCCGTGAGCGGCTTCGGGCCGGAGATGTTCACGGTGTCGTGCTTCGTGATGTCCATGCCCTTGTCGAAGATCACCGCTGGTTGTGCCATGCGAAACTCCTAGCGCCCACCGGGCGATGATTGGCTGTCCGAGAGAATGTTGTAGCCCGCCTGATTGCCGATGGTCAGCGCCGCATCGACGCCGAGGAGTCCCGGTTCGACGTTGGGCCGCTTCATCACCGCCCACGCTTCCTGTGCGTCCTTGAGCAGATCCGGCGTCACCGGACGACCGAATGGCCGACACAGCCGCTTCGCCAACTGATACATAAACGCATCCTGGTAGCCCGATGGACCAAGCAGGACGGTATCGAGCGAGACCGGCACGGTCACGGCTTGCGGCGCATACAGATACAGCGTCATCTCCTGCGTCGGCTGCGGCCAGATGAAGATCGAGCCGAGCAGCGTATCGATGGCGGTCTGGTAGAAGAACTGCTGCGGGAGACCGGACTGCAGGCTCTTGATGGTCTGCAGCGCATAGCTGTCCTGATCCATCGGACCCATGACGACCTCAACCTCCGGACTCGAGCCGGGATTGACGTAGGTCATCGTGTTGATCCAGACCGGACGCTGTGTCGTGATGTCCGCGCCGGCAGGCCCGATGGTCTGCGTCGAGGTCGAGGACGGCCACGTAATCTGCGTGCGGGACTGCGTCGAGAGCGTGAGCCGATCGGCCGCCCATGCATCAATCTGGTTCTGAAACCGCAGCAAGGCGAACGCGCCCTGCGCGGCCGTCATGGCCTCGTCTTCGCCGAGCACGCCGATTTCGCGCAGGGCATCCACGCAAATCGCGCGGACGGTCGCCACTTACGCGACTGCCTTGGCCGGTCGGCCACGCTTCTTCGCGACAGGCTCCGGATTCCCCGCCAGGAGCCGCTCGAGCGCCTCCGGTGAGAGTTCCGCGAGCTTCGCGCTAATCGCATCGCGGCGCTGCTTCTTCTGCGCCTCGACAATCAGGGTCTGCTCTTCCACACTCAGACCAGCAAAAGCGTCCGAGAGGTCCGCAATGGGGTCATGGACGACCGACTGCGGCGCCACCAGCAGGTAGCCCTCTGCGAGTCGCGCATCCTGCTCGATCTGGCTATGCACACAGATTTCGACGCCGTCTTCGGACCACATCAGCTTGCCGTTCCCGAACTCGGTATGCGTGATGACCGTGTCCCGGCTCCCTTCGGCGCTCCAGAAGAACGTCGGCCGCGGATCGTCCGCAGTCGGCAGCAGTCGGAGGTCGTGCAACTGGCGGTCTCGCAGCGGCGAACGTCCATTACTCATCAGATTTCCCTTCGTCGTGTGAAGACGCAGGCACGATGGCCTTGAGAGCCTCGACCTGCGCCTTCAAGTCTTCCACTTGCCAGACGAGACGCGCGATGGTCATCTCTTTCAGACCGAGCGTCTCCATGATGATCTGGTCGAGCGTCCGTCCTGGCATTTAGCTCCCGGTCAGAGTGGTGACGAGACCAGCCGTGGTCGCAATCGACGCCACGGTGGTGAACGGGCCAGCCGTGACACCCGCCGTCGCCCCCGCATGGAACGTCGCGGCCTTGCAGTCACCGGACAGCACCACGCTGGTGCCGGTTGCCGCGCCGAGGACCGGTGTCGTCAGCGAGACGCTCGCCTTGATGGCGGTCGCCCCGGTGTTGATGATGGTCACATCACCGGACATCGCCACATCCGTCGCGACGCCAGCACCGCTGCCGACGAGAATATGCCCATCGGCGAGCGCCCCGCCGGCGGACGTGCCGCTCAGCGCGGCGAAGCTGTCGTTGATCTGCGTGGCGACATCGTTATCGAAGGCGCCGACTTTCGTGATGGTAGTAACGGCCATGAAGTCCTCTGATGAATGAGAAGGGCGAGAGCGCGGCCATCCGCGCCCCCGCTGACTTCATGGTTAGGCGACCGTCACGCCGTTCTGTGCGATGCACGCCCAAACGCCGTTGGACGCCTTCATCGTGCAGGACGTGCCGATCTCCGCGGCGAACGTCGCCACGTCCGTCCCGGCCGCATTGCCCGCCATCGTGATGGTGTGAGCCGCTGCGGTGGTCGAGATGAACGTCAGCGTGTTCTGCTGGTCGATGCCAGCCGCAGCCAGCGTATACGCGCCAGCCGTGGCCTTCGTGAGATAGATCAGCGTGTTGGAGATCGGGACGCCTGCGCCGGACGGCCCCGTGATGGCCCCCGAGACGCCGAACGACTGCGAGGTGATGACGCCACCCGGGACGACACCAGCGGACACGAAGTCCTGCGGATTGCCGTAGATGACCGGCGCGAGAATGCCGTGCGGGCCAGCGGTCGAGCCGTTGTAGCCGGGAACGACCTGCAACGTGGGGGTCAGGTCGGCCGAGGTGATGCGCATCCATTCCGCATCCACCAGCGCCAGCATCTTGCGCGCTGCGCCAGTGGCCGAGGTCAGAACGATGAACGTCGAGTTGGTCGTTTTCGCGCCCGCGAGCGTGGTTGCCGTCAGTGCCATGTGAGGAAACTCCGAAGAGAAGTTAGAAGCGAGTGCTTAGGGGCGGCACCGGGATGATGCCGCCCCCCGCTCCTGTTCGTGCTATCCGCCGACGCGGCAGGCCAGTTCCTGACGCAGCACGGCTACGCCGTAGAGCACGTCGAGACGCTGGATCCACTGGTCGCTGGTGGCGACGTAATCGCGAATGACGCGGATGCTCTTGCCCGACTTGCGCGACGCCGCGCGATACGCCTTGTCCGTGCCACCCGGGAGCGGCATGTCCACCATCGCGAGCGTCCCGAAGTCCTTGTGGACCGCGAGATTCTGCGGGGAGACCTTGCTGGCGACGTTCGCGAAGTTCGCCGCTGCCGTGTCGAACACGTAGACCGCCGTCGAGGTCGCCGGCAGGTTCGTGACGTTCTGCAGCTGCGAGCCGGGTCCGATGATGGCCGGCGCGAACGGAATCACCATCGTGCCGCCCGCATCCGCCGTGGTCGCCGTGACGACGAACTGCATCGGCTGTCCAGTGCTCTGGTAGCTCTGGGGATTCACGGCGTTGACCGGCACCGATGTGGAGATGAACGAGATCACATCCCCGGCGTTCAGGATGCCCGTGCTCCAGCCTGTGGTGCTGATCGTGGTCGCACCGCTCGATGGCGACGTGCCGACAACCGGCGTCGAGGCGCCGAGTGCGCCCACGGTGTGGACGTAGACGTTCTGATCCATATACCAGTCGAAGCCGATGGACCGGCCCATCATGCCCGACAGATACTGCTCGCGGATTTCGTTCGCGGCCTGAAAGAGACCCTTCAGGTTGTCCACGATGGACGATTCCGCAGCGGGGTTCAGGAACATGCAGCGGCCGCCGTCCATCGGGGCAGCGTTGTTGTCCAGACGGGTCTTCGCGGCGAGGTAGGTCGAGAGTGCGGTCGGCGTCGTGCCGGGAACCCCGACGAAGTTGTTGATGCCCTGCGCCAGCCCGCACACGTCCTGGTCGATCAGGTTGCTCACGCGAACCACCTGCGGCTCGAGGACGCGCTTGCGGTAGTTGTCGATGTCGAGGGTCAACTGCTGCGAACTGACCTGGGTGTCCACACCGCGCTGATACGACAGCGTGAGAGGCACCTGCGTCTCGGTGATGGCTTCGATCTGGGCCGCCTGTCCGAGACGACCGAGATACCGCGGTGGTTTGCGGATGTTCAGCGTCTGGCCGAGCACGGCGCCGCCGAACTCGAACTGGTTGCTGTATTCGCTGTTGATGTGGATCATCGCGTTGTAGGTGTTCTCGAGGATGTCGAGAGCCTCATACGTGACAATGTCATTTGTAAGCAGCGTGTTCGCGATATAGCTACCCTACCTTCGATTCCACACCAGACTGCTTCGCCGCCTCAAACATCGCGCGTCGCTTCGCTGACCACGGCTTGCCACGCTTCGTGGCTGCCATTTTCCACGCCCACGTAGACGTGTCTCGGCCAGTCATCAACGCCCGCATATGGGCTTTGTATTCGTCGGTGTGTTTCTTGCCGGTGTTGGAGAGACTGATCTTCTGACAATGCTCAGGCGAATGCTTGCGCCCACGTAGCGTGGCGGCTTGGGTCGGATTCGACTGGCCGCGGCGAGCAGCCGCGATGTTCGCCCGATGCGTATCTGACTTCGGACGACCGCGCATGGCCTCTGCCATCTTCAGCCGTGAGGCGTCGGTATGACGGAAGCCATCGCGTGGGCCTGAGCCAGCACGTCGAGCGGCATTGTAAAGATCGGTGGATGCGTCGATATGGGTTTGCTCTGCGGCTATGGCGTCGTTCCGGCTTGCACATTCGGAGACGAACGACCAGGAAAACGCTTTCCCGCCATACTGCGACCAATCCATCTGCAACGCATCGTTGGGATGATTCCCATTGGTGAGTTTGGACAGATGCTCACGCCAACGGCGAGGCACATCGGAACTGCTCCCGATGTAGACCTTACCCGTGACGAGATTGGTGATGGCGTAGACGCCGATCAAGCCGTAAACCCTCTGAGGGTTGTCGCGCATCCCCTACCGGCTCAATAGGGTGAGCACTGAAGCCATGCACTCTCGCCGTCGATGCCGGACATAGCGACGACGGAGCGCCCGAACGACGAAGGTCTATCTACCGCTTGCGCCCGAGTTCTCTGGCGCGCTTCTCGCGGTAGCCGCTGCTGTCGAAGTCATAGCCTGCCTTCTTCGGCAGCTCTGACAACGGCACAGAGGCGGTGCGACTGCCCGATCCAACCGGCGAATACGGGGCAGGGACGGACGACTCTCGCGGCGCCGAGGCCGGACTAGCAGCAGCCTGTGAGAGTTGCGACACGGCGATGCCGAAGTCGATATCGGTCATCGAAGCGAGACGCGAGGCGAAGGCACCATCTCTGGCGATGGCGTAGAGGACATGATCCGCGTCCGGACGGCTGACGAGCCAGTCGCGGCGCTGTTTCCCAAAGTCAATCTGCGAACCTGGACCCTGCGCGATGACCGCATCGAAGTCCGGATAGCTCTGACGGGCTTTCGTGAAGACGCCGCTCACGGTATCGGCAAAGTGGCGCGTCGCACGATCGGCTTCAATGCCCTGACGGACGGCAGCGTTGATGTCGAACGCACCGAGGCGCTGTTCCACCTTCCAATCCGCGAGGTCTTCCGCGAAGTCGGCGTAACTCTGGTATTTCGTGCCGATCTCGTCTTCGATGGGCTTCGTGCGCGTCGCGGCGGGCTGTGGCGCAGCGTCCAGGCGAGAAGGGGGTTCTGCCGGCGCACGTTCCACAGGGGCCGCTAACCTCGCACGAAGTTCGTCGCGCTCGCGCTTCGCCTCTGCCGCATCCCGACGGGCCTCTTCGCGTTCGCGGGTTAGTTCGTCAAAGCGGCGCTGGCCGCGGGTCTGTTTGGGTTGCGCGGGCTGAAATTGCCCGGTATCGGTGCGGGCCTGAGTGGGTGCGGCAGGCTCTGGTTCAGCCTCCGTGTGCCGGTCCATCGTCTCCGCGAGGTTGTCTTGCGAGACGCCGACGCCGGTCAGAATCCGTCCATCGACCTCATGCGAGACCTGGACATTCGGATCAACCGCAACCGACTCACTCATGGAATGCTCCGAGTATCCATAGTTCCTGTAGAGGTGTCAAGCGATTGGCGCTCATCACCTAGACCTAGCGCCAGCCATTATCATGGTTCGGCCAGATGGCACCATGAACGCGTCCGTCCGCGTATTTGATGCTGCCGGGACGTCGATGTCCGCTGGCGGCACTGACGTTGGAAGTAGATAGTTTGGCCTCGTGAACAGTTCAAGCGCCCTATTTCTACGGCGCTCTCCAAGCCACGGCCAGAACTTAATAAGCACGAGGTGGCACTTCTGGTCCCCGTGTATGCGCCACTCAAACATCGTCTTGTGATGCTCGTGTTCCTTCGTGAACCGTTGACGAATACGGCCTATTCCTACCGCAGAAACGAACCGCTCCATGACGTCCAGGTCCGACATGCAGCACGCCAGCACTGGCGTTTCTGGGTTTCCGCTATGAGTGATGCATCCTTCGCCCTCGAAGAGACCAGCAGCCCAGGCTATTTCGGTCAAGCTCCGTGTCATCTCGTTCATGGCTTTGGCGGTCTCGACGGTTTTTTGACGGGGCCAGCGAAGTCGGCCAGTTGGCTGATGGTCATCGAAGACCGGACCTTCTTCGCTAGCGGGAAGGAGGCACCGTGCAGCGCGGCGGCCATCAGACGCTGTTGCTTCGGAGTTTTGGCCGGACTCATCGCGCCTCCGGTGTGTCTGGATGAATCATCCCGTGGTCAACCAGCACATCAGCCAGTGACTTATTCAGCGAGGAGAGTTCCTGCACAAAGAACAGCCGCGAGTCTTCCGGTAGCGCGTCGATCAGGTCAGCCAACACAAGCAACGACTGATCGACCAGCAATGAAGGAGTCACCAGCGTATTTGGCATTAGACGCCCCATCCGTAAGCGGTAATCACTGGCACGTTCGGATCATCGCGCCATTCAGTCAACACCGTGCCATCAGGGAACAACGTGCTGACGATGTGCTTAGGATGGAACTTCACCTGCGCGCTGACTTCGTAATGCTTCTCGATACGCACAAGACCGCTGTCGTCGGTCGTCATCACCATCTCTCCGAACCGATTCCGGCACGGGGGACAGTCGCAGTCCACGCCATGCGTCGGGAACTGGTAATCGGCAGGGAGGGGTAAGCGGCGGTCTTGATGGCTCATACCGGGTGCCCATCAATCCGCTCAAACCGCAGACTCTTCAGTGCCTCAACTTCACGCTGCTCAAGCGCGGCCCGAGCGCAATACAAGCCGAGAATCGCCTCGTCGCTCCAGCCAGCGAGGAGATCCTGCACGGCCTCCGGCGGATCGTAGGCCCGCCGAAGGAACCGATCCGCAGTGGCGATGTTCTCAGGGGTCAGAAGGAGTTCGCTCATACGCCCGCCTCCGGTTGCTGCGCCATCTGCTGCGCGGCGATATCCGCCTGATCCCGTTCGTGCTGGTGCTGGAGCGCCGTCAACCCGACTTCGTGCGCCTGATCCTGCTGCGTCTGCATCGCTTCATGGATCTGCCCCAACTTCGCCATGTGCAACTCGAGTAAGCCCGCCACGCGATTCTCCATCGCATCCACAAACGTGCGCGCGTCCTCCGCGTCGATCTTGCCCTGCGCGACGTTCATCGTGGTCGAGGCCTGAATCAGCGCGATCTTCTCACGGCTCGCGATCTCCATTGAGGTCTTCTGGAGATCCACCTGGGCGTCCATCTGCGCCTTCTGGAGTGTCGCTTGCTGTTTGGCCTGTTCTTCGGCCTGTCGGCCCTGCAAGGCTTGCTGCAACTGCCCAATCTGCTGCTGCATCGCCTGCTTCTCCGGGTCAGGCCCGCCTTCGGGCTGTTCCTGGAGTTGCGGCGGCAAGGCTTTCTTCAGCTTCTCGGCAATCTTGTGGGCGCCAGGGAAACTCAGCTGCTCAACGTAGTCCGGAGTCGCCACGGCAGCCATCTCTGGCGGCAGATGAGGTATAAGATCCGCAAGCGCGGCGGCGCCCTCTTCTCGCCTCGTCGCAGAGCCTTTGCCCACTGTGACGGTGACGGCATACTTCCCCTTTTTGAAGTCGTAGAAGTCCGTGTAGTCGGGAATATGCTGCGGCGCCGGCACGGGCTGGCCGTCCGGTCCCTGCTGGAAGGGCTGACCCACCATCACCTGTTCGGGTTCTTCATCGGCCCCGATGATCTGCACGATCTGCCCCGGTCGCGTGATCTTCGGGATGATCTCGATCATCAGTTCGCCCGCGTAAATGAGCGCGCGCTGAACGTGCATCGGGTAATTGCTGCCCGAGATCTCGCTCTGCGCCTGCAGCGACTGGATGGCCTTGCCCGAATGCTCCCGCGGGTTGTTGTATTCCAGACTGGGATCGTAGATGCCCGTCGTGGCCTTGATGGCCTCCTCAGACTTGAGCATCAACGCGACGGCGGCCTGAATCGGAGGCTCTGAATTCTGACGCTGCGGCGGCGGCAGGACTTCCCCGCCAATGCTCACGGGTTCATACGGCAGATACGCGTAGTTGAACGTATTGGCCGTCTTCCACATCTCCAGGTAGGGGTCAATCTGCCCAGCCGCGGCCACAAAGGGCGACTTGGGCGCGAGCGCGAAGATTTCCATCGCGCCGGAATAGGTGTAGTTCACCATCCGCTGCGCGTCCATGCCCTCCGAGATGACGCCACGAAGCACAGGCGCGCCATCGACGTTCAATTCTTCACCGAGGATGGGAATCAGCGGGATGCGGGAGCCGAGCCAGTCCCACTGCTCGAGCACTTCACTCGCCGTAATCTTGAAGCCTTCGACCTTCGGCCGGCGAACGATGCGCTCCTGGTCACCGATAACCAGCTTCTCGTCCTTAAAAGAGACGCGCCAGTATTCCGCGATGCGGATGGAGTCTGGCCCCGCCCAATCCTTCATCTTCACATCGCCGGTCGCGATGAAATCGTCAATCCCCTTGATGTCCGCATCCGGCCAGCGACTCTCAAACTCGTCCCGGGAGAGGTCTTCTGTCACGAACATGAACAGCGCATCCGACCGCGTCGGCTTCATCGCTGACGGATCGCAATACACGGAGAGGTTGTTCGTGATGCGGTCCAGTTTGATTTCCTGGTCGAACGCGGCGGGGTCGTCCGGCATCCCGTCCCACGTCTCATAGACGTAGTCCGTCCGGATGCGGAACCACCCTATGCCGCCCTCGATCGCCCCGTCTGCCGCCCACTCGATCGGGCCTTCGGTCCTCGCGTTGTTCTGAATCCGGCGTAACACGCCCTGCAGGATCTCCGCAGTCTCCTGGTCGGCCCCGAACCCATTAGGCAGCACCTCGATGCTGAACGCCGCCTGCTTGATCTGGTTGGACAGTTGCCGGACAGGCTGAGAGAGGCGGTCGATGGTCAGACAGGGCCGAGCGGGCTGGGCTGCAATGCCCTGAATCGCGCTTGAGCCTTCGCGCTGAATCTTGATGGCTTCCGGCCATTGGTCACCCGCACGGAACTTCTTCGCGGCAAGGATGCGCGTCCGTTGGGCTTCTTCAGCCTCTTCGGAGAGCTTCCAGCGTTTACGGGCTTCGGCAATGACGGGGTCAATCCCCGCGGTGCGGTCAGGCGCGGCAGGACGCCGCACGGGGGAGTCGGTGGAGTCACGAACGGCCAGAGCCGTGGAGTCAGCCATCAGTGGCGAACCTCATGGGACCGTGTCGTGAAGAGCGAGAGCGGGCGAGCCGAGATCGACCGATGGACGGCAGCCAACAACTCTCCGCGCACCGCCCCATCAAGGCCGTAATGGGCGCAGATGTCTTCGACGATCAGCCGGATACGCTCCAGCGCCTCCGGTCGTGATGTCCAGCGCATCATCTCGGCCGTATCATCCTGCAGTCGCTCCACAATGCCACGCAAGGACGACTCGTTAGCCGCATGGAATCGCACCTGTCGGCGTAGTTCAGCGTTCGCACGCTCCAGATGCCAGACCTTCGATTTCAACGTGACGCGGCGCTTCTTCAATGGCTATAGACCTTTCGGGGCTTCAACGATTGCGTCCACGCGGGTCTGGAACCCCTCGTCGCCCATTGTGCCCGGGGTATATGCCACGATGGCTCGCATACCGTCATGGGTGTATCGCGCCAATTCCACCGCAACGGGCAGCGGGAGACGCTCGTCTGACACGCAGACATGCTCACGCGCAATGTGCGCCCGTAGCGTGTCCGCGAGCGTCACTAACTTGGACTTCGCCTCATCGGAGGTCTGAACTAGGTCGCCTTCGATCAGCCAGTGCCGATCATTCATCGGATGCGCGATCACGGTGTTCTTCGTCATCAGTGTGAATACACTTTACGAGGCTTCAACGATTCCCGCAGGATGTCCATCTCAAGGCTCTTGTGGTCCCGCGCCAGCCGCAGTTTCGTATTCAGCCGCTTATCCCACGCCGTCACCGCTTGCGCCCCGCTCAGGAGCTCCAGCCGCGCCTTCTGGGCGTGCGCATCTTCCGGCCCGACCAGGAGCATCAGGTAGCCAAAGACCGCATCGGCGAACTCATCATCGGCCTTGAGCGCACGGAACGCAGACTTGAACCGCTTGCGCCAGAGGTCGCGGCCTTTGATGACAGTCTCGAGCAGGAGGAGTCGGTCGCGCTCCATGCCCCTAATGAGGAACATTAAGGCGTCGGAGAGTTCACGTTGCAGCGGGGTCTGAAACCCCGCATTCGGGATGTCTGGAAGACGCTGCATTAGGTGTGCGGCTCAGTTTGCGCCAACCGTTTGACGCTGTCAATAAGTCTCTTCACCAACACAAACGCGGGCGAGCCGCAATGCGGACACCGCGTGAACGTCCACCGAATCGAGGCGAACTCATTGCCGCAGACCCGACAGCGGTAGATTCTCATGGTGTGGTGCGAGGGGCAGGATTTGATACCTGCACGTTGGGCTGCTCACGGGCGGCGACAACGAGGAGCGACCTCGCGTCCTTTCCAGTGAGTCTGCTAGTCAACGACGGCTCCGTGGTGCCGCTGTGTCTGCTTCCACCACCCTCGCGTTCATTTGGTCTTCAGCTTCCAGTCGCCCCAATCGAGCGGCAGCCGCAGAATCGGCTCATAGCCGTTCGGGCCATCCGGCAGGTGCTTCAATCCCACCTCGTTGTCGCTGATCGCCACCACTTCATACCGCCGACCGAGGATCTCGATCTTCTCCCCGAGCTTGAAGGCGTCCCGGTGTGGCATACATCATCTCGGCAACACATTCGGCAGGTTGACGAACCGCGTGAGGATGTAGAGGACGAGGACGACGAGCGCCAGCACCTGGATGGCCTTCGCCCAGACCGGCGGCATGGGCACCTGCGTGGTTAACACCCAGACGATGAACCCGATGACGACGCAGACGACGATCAGCAGTAGCAAGTCCACGGATGACCTCCAGAGCGACGGGTTGCAACTCGGTGTCCATACGGTGGACAGATCGCATAATTACTAATGTTTCTGCCCGGGCGACGAGAAACCTACAGCGTCCCAGAATTGAAGACACCTGAGATTTCCAGCCCATCTTCGGTCTCTTGCGCTAATCCCACCTTCAGGCCGGTCTCGCCCTGCGGTTCGCCACAGACGCTATGTGTCGCCAGCCACCGTTCACGGTCCTCCGCCGTCTCTCTCGATGGCAACCAGATGCCATCCATCCCAACTTGAAGGCGGGCGATGGAAACGGCGTTATTGCAGCGCAAACAGACCAGCAGTAGACGGTTGATCGCCATTAACTCAGCCACCCATGTGGCCCAACCGGCGCTTTGTGGGCGTTCAAGACCTTCGGCTTATCCTTCGGACTCTGCTGGCGCACCGCCAGATACCGGAACGCGCTCGAGCCATGCTCAGCCCAGTCATGCACCGGGGTCGGCTTGAACTCGTTCAGCCGCGTGTTGTAATCCCGTCGGTAATGCTGCAAGGCTTCAAGCCCCTTCTCGCACTTCCGCTCATCGAAGTAGCACCGGGGCAACAACATACGGGCGGCGTGGATGCCGTCCTCGAGAGGGATGTTCGGGCAGGTCTGGAACTTGATGCCGAGGCTGGCCGCGGTCTCGAGCCGGGAGCGGCCTGAACCCAGTTCTCTCACTTGGATGTCGTGCGGCGCCCAGTGCTGGCCGTAGGTGTAGCCCTTTTGCGTGAGGACTTGGGCGTAATGGGGAAGTCCTTCGCCGGACGCCTCATAGTAGTCGATTACGCGAACCTCTCCGCTACGTAGACTCTGGGAGAACCAAATGGCCGTGCTGTCACCAACACCCAAGTCCCAGTCGGTATCGACGGGCAAGATTGGATCAAGCGGTACAGCAGATATGCGCCCAGCGGATCGAGCGGCGCTGAGTTCCGACGCATAGATCGCTCCTTTAACGGACGCTTCAAAACTGCACTCGTATTCCTGCGCGTATTCGTCATCGGTCATGTCCTTCCGCGCCGCCGCGAGCTCCTCAGCCGCCACATAGCCGGTATCCGAGGCTTTGTATTCCGCGAAGAACCAGGCCGGGTCACGCTTGGCCTGCTGAATCACGTCGTAAAACTGGTTCTTGCCGGCGGGCGTGCCGAGAAAGAGCGCCCACCCCTGACGGTCTGAGAGCGCCGGCCGCAGCACTTCACTGAAGATGCGCGGCGGCATCAGGCCGTATTCATCCAGCACCACGCCGTCGAAATACAGGCCGCGCAAGCTGTCCGGATTGTCTGAGCCAAACAAGCGCACCTGCCCACCGTTCGGATAGTTCACGATCAGTTCGCTGACTCGGACCTCGACGCCGGGAATCGGATGGCTGAAGTGAATCAGGTAATCCCAGACGATGGCCTTGGCCTGGGCGTAGGTCGGCGCAATGAACGCGAAGCGTGGTCGCTCCCGCTTGCACTCGAGCGCCGCCACCTGGAGGTGATTGATCCCAAGAACCGTCTTGCCGAATCTCCGATGGCAGACCACGGCGCCGAAGCGGTGCGAGTCCATGCCGCGGTGGATGTTCGCTTGGAGGGGCCGCGGTTGGTAGTCGAGCGTGATGACCACTAGTCGTAAATCGCTTCAGCGGGGAGATATTCATCAATGCGATGGGCGCGCACCGTGGCCGCGATCACGTCCGGTCTCTCGCTTGCCCGCAGTTCCCATACCACCATTGAGATGTTTGGGCACCCATCCTGCGCCACCGGAGACCATGTGCAGGGTTCCCACCCATAGACCGGGAGCGAACCGTCATCGTCCTGGTATTTACGCGGCACAAGGTTGTTGTCCTGCGCGACGAACATGGCCCGCTCCAATGTCGAGCAGACCGCCTCGCAGGTGCCCTCTCTGTCGCAAGCAACCCAGACCACCGGCCCCGATTTGTCCGTAGGTGCTGGAATCATTACCACGGCTTGCTGATGATGATCTCGAGCGGCTTCCCATCGCCGCCGGTCAGGGCCACGGCTTGGGCGGGCTTGCCTTCGGTGCGGTCAAAGACTTCTCGGGCGGCGCCCAGTTGCACGGTCGGGAACTCTTCGCGCTGTAAGAGGCTGTGAATGGTCTGAATCGCCAACGGCTGCAGGGCCATCATCCGTTCGCGCGCCGAGGCTTGCACCTGCGGGGCGCCTCCTCCGTGCATCCGGCAGACGGTCCCACCCATGATCGCAGGGTTGTTGCACGGCTTCTGACTGCGCTTGCTCTTGGCGGTGCATCGCGCCGCACCTGGAGCCAGCAGAACCTTTTGCAAGGTGTCTGTGCTTTGCGAGGGGTGAGCCTTCACTGGGCCGCGAGGCGCATGCTTCATGGATGAGATTAACCGTTGAGGCTCTTGACTGAATGACTCGGCCCCATAACTGGCACGGTCATCATGCGCTCAGCTAATCGCTTCCGCGCCCGTCGAGTCTCCACGCCCTTCTTGCCCGCCGCGCTCGCTTCCGCCTTCGTCCACTGATGGGCTTTACCGAGGGCGTGGGCTTTCTTCCCGCCGGCTACACAGATGGCGAGAAGGGTTTGCTTGTCCATGCTGGCGAAGCCACGCTTGTGGGTGTTGCTCATGTGCGGTCAGTATGCCTGAGCCTTAGACCGGAGGCAAGGAAACAAATCGCCCTGTCTCGGGATTTATAGGAGGCATGGAGCGCCGCGGCCTCCGATTGTTCGCCTGAAGCGTCGGATCGGCCCACCTAACATTCCCAGACATGTAGCCGAGGTCGTTGTTAATCCTGTCAATAGATGCCCGTGGAAACGGCGATGGCCCCAACTCTCGTTCAATATCAGCTATATACCGCTCTGGGCGCTGCCATTCAGGTGCGACCGAAATACCGCGCCCACCGTAATAACTGAATTGCTTATGGGAGGGGTCACAGCATCGACCCATCATGTGCGCCCAACGGCTATAGAGGGGATGCTTCGAGACGCCATGTGTGCGGCTCTGCTGCGACATACGCTCGCGGGTATAGCACCCACAGGATCGCGTGGCATCACCGGGGCGCAAACTATTCGACCATACCGTGACTTCCGCGCCGCAGGCGCAGCGGCAGACCCACATGGGCACACCGCGCGTCTTATCAGCGCCACGCCGCAGAATCGTCAGCCGACCGTAGACCCATCCCGTCCTATCGACAGCATGATTCATGGCAATGGCGGCAGCCCATATTCCGCTCTGAATGCCGAGATATGCTTGTGGTAGGACTGCTCAAACGACAGTCCTCCACAGCAGGTGTCCCACTGGCACCGCATGGCGTAAA